AAGTAAAATTACGAACAGCACCAGTGGAATCTTCAACGAGTGAATCGATGAATTGTCCAGATGTAATCGGAGCTGGTGACGTAGACATTGAGCGTGTAACTGGATAAGCCCAGGAGATAATCGGCGCATAAGACGGCGATACGTCTGCACGTATTCGGAAATCTCGCCAGCGTGCGATATTTGTTTCGTTAATATTCTCCATCTCATTCTCATAAGCACGATCATAGACGTTCTTTGCTTCTTCGAATGCCTTCTGAACATACCAGGTGTTCGAGAGTGCGTAAACTTCGATTGTAGTTCCTGCTGGCAAGGCTGCAGATACATCGAACTTCAAATCATACATCTTGCCATATCTGTACAATCTGTTATTGATTCTGCTGAGCATTGCTCCAGCATCGCCGTGAGCAGAATTGGCCGGACCAATACCGCCCTGAAAGTCAACTTCCATCTTGCGGACTACGGGAAAATACCCAAGAGGTTTTTTCTTACGGAAAGAAGGATCAGAACTTACCTTCTTTTTCTTGTGTGTTGTGTTACGAGACATAATGTCCCAACGTCAAGACCAAGTGTATTGTCTTTCCGGTCCATTTCTCATCCAGTCTCCAAATGGTCGAGCGAGTCGAGGAATACTTCGAGAAAATTTACTCGAGGTTATTCCGCCAAAAGTAACGTCCTTCGAATTGACATTTCCATTAAGGAAGTCACTCACTTCAGGAAGTTTCCCTGCTGGTACTTTAACAGGCTTTGTCACATACTCAACTTTCGCAGAGTAACGTGCAATGGTTGCCAACTCGTCATCGCTGGCAATGTCCAAAGTGTACAGACGTCCGAGGCCAAGCGGTTCAAGCACACGCTTGTTACTCCTCGACTTATTCTCAAGCTTCTCCGTTCGAAGCTTCATCGTTAGATCGTCATTCCATTCGCGAACTGCTGTAGTTTCCTTCAAAGGAACCTTCCAGTCTTCCGCAAATCCTACCAACACGGAATGCATGTGTGTATTCCATTGGTTGCCAGATCCATTGGTGAACTCAATGAAATGGGAGCCACCAGAGATGCCCCATTCTTTCAGTTTGGTGTTAAGCCCACGCATACTGTGCCAGCCAGTGTAACCAGACATAGTAGTCCGCTTAGTCAAGTAATCATATTGCTCACTTAGACTGGCTTCTCGAACACCACTTCCTTTTCCTGGTAAGGTTGTGGTGAGGATGCCTACCTGAAGGTCGACCCCTGCTTCTTGCGCCCAATCCAAATCATATTCAAGACTCTTAGCGATCTTCCATTGATTTCTCTTGGCTCGAACTCTTTCGCACCCACTGCATAATCTCCAGCGAGGGCAAAGACTCCGGTCGTTGAGATACTTACGTACTGAAGTGCATCCGTCTGGCGTAGCCTCCGTCTTCATCACAACCATCTCCTTTTGGGGAAGAGTCCCATGTGTGAAGACATGTGACGGAGATAGGAACTCCCCCCCAAATTTTCCTGCAACAACACAGCCATAAATGTAGTGTTATTTTTTAGCAGGTAGTGTAGTATAACAAGTAAGGATTGTTTGGAGCCTTTGCCCTTACGTGATTGCATCACTCCAGCGGCACATCTTGCTGCAGCAAACGCCCGGGCGTCACCGGACGTTGCGCATCTACGAGCGGCTCGGCCTGCGGGATGGTGCAGTGGGGTCATAGCACCCACTCATGCCCGCAATTGTAGCAGATACAATGGTAAAAGTCGATGATGGGTTCAGAACCCAACTCACCGGCTATCACTGGAAAACAGTCTTCTTGCTTCGCTAGATGACGACAATTATCGCAAGTGCGATCGTCAACAGTCAGTTTAGCACATGCCTGAGCCATAGCCCCACACCTTCTCGAGAAGCCCGAGCATGTGGGCAATGAGCACACCTAGCAGGTATGCCACGTTGTTGTTTCTGACATGGTTAATGACAGAAGCTATTTGGAATGCTTGTACCGGAGCCGGGATAGGATTGGACATAGTAATCACATCCGCTCCATATTGACGGCGTGAACGCCTTTGTAATCTCCACCACGAACTTCGAGCGTTAGGTTATCACCAATCGCAGCGAATTGTTCTGGCGTAGATGTCCTTAGGAAAAAGTAGCCACAGGGAGCATGGAAAAAGCCGGTCGACAATTTAGTCTGACCAGCTGTTCCCACTGTTAGCTCTCCTACCTTTACCAGGTATAATGGGAAAGTGTTGGCGCCATACGGAGGGTCTTGGCCTTGAGTTTGAAGGGCAGCACCTTCAGCTGCAGACGAGTCGGCCTCGAGATCTGCATACGGCATAGTGCCGGTTCCAATGGCTGGATTTCGAGTTTGGTTTCCAGCCAAGTCGTACTCTGCCATGACACCATAGTGCCCGCCAGGAGAACCATTTTGCCAAGTAAAATTACGAACAGCACCAGTGGAATCTTCAACGAGTGAATCGATGAATTGTCCAGATGTAATCGGAGCTGGTGACGTAGACATTGAGCGTGTAA